CATGTGAGCGCTGAGTTGCTCGCGTGACATCTGGCCGACGTCGGCCACAGCCGGCGCCTCTCCCTTGAGATAGCTCCGCGTCTTCGGATCGAACGTCAGTCCGAGCTCGTCATGGTTCATCTGCCGCGTGGGGTCCTGCGATGCGAACGGCGGCGGCGGGTGCTCACCGGTCACGGGTATCTTCGCCGGTTCATGTGGCCCCGGCGTACCGAGTCCCGCTCGTTCCTCGAGTGCGCCGAACTCATTGATCGGCACCACGTGACTCGGGTACACGCCCGGCTCCAGATCGGGTATGTCCAGCCGACGCAGCACATCGTCGAGTTCGGCGCGTGCGGCGTCATGCTCGGCGACCGCTGCCGTCAACTCCTTCTCGGATGCTGGCGTGAGCGGTGGCCGATCTGGCGTGTCGACCTTGATGCGATTCATCGCCATCTCGGCGTCAGCCTCACGCACCAGACGGAGCGCTTCGGCACGCTCCGCTGGCGACGCTGCGGCGAAATCTGCATCGGTGATACCGAACCCGTAGAGACCCTCGCGCGTGTGCTGGTCGATCACCGGTTCAGGTGTGGCTGCCTGCGGAGCTTGAGCCGCACGGCTGTCCCATGCCTCCTTGGCTGCGTCGCGAACCTGCTCGCGCTCTACCTCGGCAGCCTTGTACGTCGCATCGAGCTGCGGCGCATCCTGCTCGGTCTCGACGACGTTCAGCTTCGCGCGCTGCTTGGCGAGTTGCGCCTGCTCGCGCATCGTCTTCGCCTCGGCCAGCTTGGCGCGCGCGATGTCCGCCGCCGCATCCGTGGTCTCGACGTGCGACTGGTACTGCGCCTTCCATGCGCTCTGCGCCGCCTCGGCAGCCTTGTCGGTGCCGGCCGCTCGCGAGAACAGCCGTCGTGCGGCGATGGTGCCCTGCTCGACGCCCAGCGCTGCGGCTCCACCACCGACCCCGAACGCGAACCCCGGCCCAAGCGATGCGGCCAGCCCTTCCGCGGACAGCTCGCGGTCGCCGAGCGCCGTGTCGCTGATGTACATGCCGGCGTTCTGGATCGCCCCCTCTGCGCCGCTTGCGACCAGCTGACGGGCAACACCGGACGCTCCGCCGATCGCACGCCCTTCAGCGACTGCCTCGGCCGTTGCGCGACCGACGATGCCGGACGGTAGCCTACCGAGGAGTGACTCGGGGGCGGCGATCGCCGGGATGATCGCGCCTGTGACCTGACCGATGCCGGCCGCGATCGGGTGGCCTTCGCGCTCGGCAGCAAGGCGCTCGAACTGGCCCTTGTCGAGCAGGCCCTTGAGCAGGTAGTCCGACCCACCGAGCGTGGCGCCACTAAGCAGCCCGGTGGCCGCGGCGTTGACGCCGCCAAGGACGCCGCGATCTTCCGAGTCGCGGGCGGAGTTGACGCTGCCCGCCCGATCGATTCCGACCGGCTTGTACCCAGATGCCTCGGCACTATCTGCCTGATCGTCAGGGATTACGACGATCGCACCCTGCGGTGTGCGGAACTGAGGCATCTACTCGCCCCTCACGATCGTGCCCTTGGCCGCGCGCTCGTCGTACGCCTTGCGGTACTTCTTGCGCTCTTCCTCGGTCGACTTCGCCCTGCGCTGCTCGGTTAGCTGCGCACGCTCCTCGTCGGAGAGATCCGCGAGCGAACGCTGGCGATATCCACCGGTCGGCGGGGTCGCGGCCGAGACGGACAGGTTGCCCTCGATCTCCTTGGCTCGCTCCGGGCCGAGTTGGGCGATGACGTCGGCGTACAGCTTCGGATCGGCGTCACGGATCTGGCGCGCGACGCCGTAGGTCATGCCTGGGCGGTCCGTGGTGAGCGGATCGGCGAGCACCTTGACGATGTCCGCGTAGCGCTTGTGGCCGACCGAGCCGGACTCCTCAATGAGCGAGCCGACCTTCTCGTTGACTGCCGGGTCGAGCCCGTAGCTGTTGACCTTGCCCTGAGCGTTGGTCCGGCCCAGGGCGGCATTCTCGGCCTCGGTTTCCGGGTTGCGGTTGAAGTATTTCGAGTCAGGACTCGCCGCGTCGAGCGGGTGCGTGATGGCGCCGGCCGTGTCGCGGATCGACGCTGCGGTATTGCTGAGCAGTCCCGGACGTGCATCCTGCCCAGCCTCCTGTGAGGTCGCCCCGGCGAACGAGTGCTGCTCCTCGTCCCGGCCGGGCTTCCACTTCGCTTTGATGCCGGCGCCCTTGAGCGACGAGTTGGCGTATGCCGCGGTGTCCTGATTGAGCGCCTTGAGCGCCGCGATCGCCTTGCCCTGATCGACTGCGCGCGAGAACATGCTCTCCGGGTCGATGCTGGTGACACCGGCAAAGGCCTCGAGGGCCCGCACCGACACGCGCTCGCCGAGCGTCGCCACGTAGCGTGCCTTGAGCGTCTCGAGATCCGCCTTGAGCGCGGCCCACGACTCGCGGTTGAACGCCGACGGTCCGGCCTCGAGCTGAGCGACCGTGCGGTTTGCGAGGTCCGTGAAGTCTGTGCTCGCGTTGAGTACGTGCTGCACGTCGCCGCGATCCTTGGCGTCTCGTGCGGTCGCCACATCGTTGAGTTGTGCGCTCTGTCGCAGCGTGGCGGCGTACTCGTTCAGCTTCTTCGCCTGCTCAGGCGTCTTCGCCCCACGCGCCTGCGCCTCGGCTTGGTTCGCATCGTCCAGCTTCTTCTGGCCGGCCTCGGTCAAGATCGGATCGCCGGTGCGCGGGTCGGCGAGTCCAGCCTCGCGCACCAGCTTGGCTTGATCCTCACCGGCCTTGCCCTTGGCGAGCGCGATCTGGGCCGCGATCGAGTCGAGCTTCTCCTGTGACCTCTCGGCACGATCCGCGTCGTGCTGCTTCTGCTGCAGATCCTGCCCGCGGATCTGCACGCCGATGCTCTCGCGGTGCATCTGCAGCGCCTGCTTGCGCGCGACTTCGGCGTCATGCTGCGTCTGCCAGCGCGCTTGTGCGCCCGAGACGGTCTTAGCGGCCTCCTGCTGCAAGCCGCCGAGTGCGACGTCCGCGTTGGCGCGCACGACGTCGCTCGTGGTCTGCTGCTTGATTGTCTCGATTTGCCGCTTCGCCTGCTCGAGATAGCCGAGCCGGTACGTGTCCATGTCATGCAGTCGGTCCATGCCGGATTGGCGCTGCATACCGAGCGCATCTCGCTGCGTGGCGAGACCCTGACGCTTCTGATCGAGGTCCTGGACCTGCCCGGCCACCTTGCGGTCGATCGCCTTGTAGAGCGCGTCCAGACCCGGATTGGTCAACTGCCCGCCGTATTGCTTCTGGAGCATCGCACCGCCGACGCCGCCGAGCGCCACGCCGATCGCCGCGAGGATCGGATGATCCACGCTGCGGTCGATCTTGGTGTCCGCGACTTTCTTCGCCTCGCGCAGGTACGAATCGGTTCGCGTCTGCATGTCGCGCGCGTTCGCCTCGGCAGCCTGCCGCCGCGCCTCGAGTAGCCTGTCGGCCTCCTGCTCCGAGGCGTGCATCGACGCGCCGACCTTCTCGGCCTGATTCGCGAGCGCTTGACCTTGCTGCTGGATCGCCGCACGCTGCGCATCGTTCGCGGCGAGCTCGGCGTTGACGCCTCCTGCGACGCCCATTTTCGCGAGCTGATCGTTGGTGACCGGCGCTGGCGTGTTCGGTGGACCCGCATCGGTCGCCTGTGCAGGGTTCGACACCGGTCCGCGCGGCGCCTGCGGCCCCGACGGCTCGACCTGACTCGGTGTGGTCACGGGCGCCGCTGCCGCGGTGTCCGGTGCAGGCGCGGTATCCTGCGGCGCGGGCGGAGCGACCGGAAGCGCCGGCGACTGTGCGACCTGGGACGGCATCGGTTGCAGCCCGGGGAACTGCGCGGCGAGCTGCTGTGGCAGCGTGATCGTCCGACCGTCCGGGGTCGTGACGGTCGTCATCTCTGAGCCGAAGAGTGCCATCGCCTATCCGTGCTCCGGGGTCCAACCGTACGGGTTGGTGACCTGCTGAGCGGCCGGTGCGGCCTGGATGCCCTGCCCTGAGCTGGCAACCTTCGATGCGCCGCCCGTCGCGGCTGCGGCAGCGGCCTGTCCGCCAGCGGCGAGCAACTGCGGCAGGATCCCCTTGTCGCCCGCAGCGACCTGAGCCTTCGCGATCTGCGCGTTGATCTTCGCCTGGTCCCAGCCGAGCATCTGACCGAGCGCCTGCATCTGCTGCGCGTCGTTCATGCCGGTCTGCGCGAGCTGCGCCTGCAGGTTCGCGATCGCCGTCGCGTTGCCGGCCTGCGCGTTGGCCAGCGTCGTCTGTTGATCCATCGCGCCCTGCTGCATCATTGCCTGCTGCCCGAACTGGGCGTTCTGACCGGCCTGGTTCACGTCGCTTCCGAGGAGCGATCCGTAGACCTGCCCGAGCTGAGCGTTGGCGCCCTGCTGGTCCTGCATCTGCGCCTGCGCCGCCATGCCCGCGCCGGCGAGCCCCATGTCGGCCGTGTTGCGCGCGGCGTTGCGGAACGCGAGTGCCGATGCGGGGCCGCGCGCCATGCTGGCCATCGCGTGCTGTGCGGCCTGCGCCTGTCCGAGCTGGCGGTTCACGGCGATCTCGCCCGCGCCGGCCTGCTGTCCGCCCGCGATCGCCCCGAGTCGGTTCGCGACGCCCATCATGCCGCCGCGCGACTGGTCGATCTGCCCGGTCGCAAGCTGCGCCGGCGCGCCGAGCTGTGTGTATCCGGCCTGCGTGACACCAGCCTGTGGCGCAGCGCGGTTCCCCGCATTCGTCGCCATCTGACCGAGCTGGTTCGTCGCCTGGTCGTAGTGCTGCAGATTCGGATCGATGCCGTTCGTGGCATCGCCGCCGACAACGAAGTTCTTCACCGAATGCCATGCATCGCCGAGCCAACCCATTACAGACTCCTCGAAGCCGTGAACGGCTTAATTGCGTGCGCCTTGACCCCGCCGGTCAGGAGCATTTCCGTCAGCTCGAACGACGCCCCGGCGTAGCCCTCCGCCTCGAAATCCTCGAAGCGGAACTGAATCGACTGACCGGCCTCGTCGAGATGCTGGCGCCACTGGTAGACGCCCGGCGCAGTGCCACCGTACGGCCCGTCGCCGTAGCTGCCATCGCCGTAGCTGGTCCCGACGATCGGCTCGAGCCCGATGGTCGCCGCGGTAGTTCCGGTCATCCAGCCCGCGCTCGATGACAGTCCGGTCGCGTCGTACCAGTCCATCTCGGTCCAGCCCGGCGTGTAGTCGGTCTGGTACTGGATGCCGAGCTGATGCGGCGAGACCCACGTGCCGAGCAGGTGCAGGTGCCAGAAGCGCTGGAAGCCCTGCAGCTGGGGCAGCATGTGAATCCACGCCGTCTCGAGTCGCAGCCGGATCCGCGCGTTGTCGTCGCGGTACACGCCCGGCGTCTCGCGGAACACGCGACCGTCGGTGCGCAGGTAGTGGTACTGGCCGTTGACCACCGCGGCGTCGAGTCCTTCGTGATTCGTGAAGGTCGACCATTGGCCGTGGTAGTGGTCGAACAGCAGCGAAAGGCCGCTGTCGGTCAGGAACACGATCTGCGTGCGGTCCGGCATGACCGTCGCGCGCCGCACCGTCTGGGCGTTGTACGCCTCGACTTGGGCGCCGACGTAGCTGACCGAGCCATCGCGCGCGAGCAGGTAGATGCCCTTCGCGCTCTTGAACATGTGGCCGTTGGGCGTCAGGACGATCGACGATGGATCGGTGCAGCCGACATCGGACGTGATGAGCTGCGGAGTCGAGAATCCGCTCGTGGTGACGCTGCCGTCTGCCGCCGGTCCGTCGCCTTGGAACAGGAAGATCGAAGACGCCTTCCAGATCACGCCGCGCCCGTCCTGAAACGCACCGGCCGTGATGTCACCGCCGAACGGGTCACAGCCGATCGCCAGATCGGGCGGGATCTCGAGTCCGTACCCCGTGGCCAGCGGTTGCGAGAACCGCAGCGTCAGGCCGTCGCTCGGGTCCGTGAAGAACAGTCGCGACTGCCCGCGGAACACGACGCTGCCGAGCGCCGCCGGGTCGTTGCTCAGGATCCCGCCGTCCGTGTAGATCGGCTCCTGGAGTCGCAGCGTCGTGTCGCTCATCCGATCGACGAGCGTCGCGGTGTCCACGCTGGTCGAGTTCGTGACGTAGCCGTTGATCCCGCCAGCCGTGCTCGGGTCGAGCGACGTAATCCGGAACAACTCGGCCGTGTCACCGGTGTTGGCAGCGAGTGAGCGCGCCACGCAGATCCGCACGTTCGTCTTGCGCGTGATCCGCAGCGTCGGCAGCGTCAAGGTGACCTGCGTGTCGGCCGCGCCCATTGTGACCAGTGTGCCGGCGCTCGTCGGTCCGCGATGGACCTCGCCTTGCGCGTCGGTCGCCTCGTACCAGGCGCGGTACAGGTACGTCGTGCTCGACGTCATGGAGCCGCCGGCCGCGGAGACCGTGGCGATCAGCTCGGGACCGACGTGGAAGCCCTGCTCGGCCCACAGCCGGCCGTCGTAGTGCATCGGGCACGCACCGGCGAGGTAGAGGCCACGGCCGAGCTGCGCGTACTGGTGCGAGTCGTCGCTTGCGAAGTCCATCGAGACGAGACGGATCCCGGTCTCGCGGAACTTGTCGTTGTTCTCGCTGACGAGCCGCTCGCGGTGAGGGAGCGCGATCTCGACGACGCCGCCGACGACGTGTGCCGACGGTAGGTGCTTACGGGTCGGCGAGGTACCCGCTTCGGCTGGCGTGTGTCGGCCGACGGGGATAACGCCGTCATTGCTGACGTCGCTGATACGCAGCGTGAGATACGTGTTGAAGTACGTGGTGTCGTGGACGAACGTCGCGAGGCCATCGCCTGCGACCACGAAGGCGCGCGATGCGAGGCCGACAGAGCGGATGATCGCTGCGGTCCCGAACGTGAGCGTCGGACTCGTCGTGGTCGCCCGCGT